AGAAGAAAGCAGGTTTGCTTTCTTTTCCCGGACAGAAGTAATTTTCTCTGAAAGTTGATCATACTGACGACGGTATTCTTTTGCATCATCCTCCGCCTTCTCCTTGTCCAGATTTGCGCGTACCATTCGATTGATTTCCTCAATATTGGAAATGCTGTCTTCCAGCTCCTTGGTAGACTGATCGACCAGATCAGCGGCCGACTTTTCAGCAGTTTCCAGATCTTTTACCAGCTGCAGATGATGCTGCTTTGCCGCCTCCAGCTGTTCCGACAACCGTTTCACTTCGTCGTAGGCGCGTTTGGTCTCTTCCCGGATCTTTCCGGCCTGTTCTCTTTTCCGTTGATTCTCGCCGTTCTGAGCGAGGATGTCCTGCTGCTGCCGAATCAGTGCAGATGGGGAAACCAGATCCTTTGGAGCATCCGGATAATACGGCTGTTCTTTGGCGAACTTTTCTTTCTGATCCGCAGTCCGGCCGATGTACAGCCGATCCTGATACAGCTCTTTTTCTTCTTTCTCTAACTCCGCCAGCTGGTTACCAACGCCGATGATCTGCAGCAACGTCTGTGCTTTTTCCTTCCCGGAGCTCTCCATGAACTTCGGAAGATTCAATGCCAGAGACTCGACAAAAGTGTTTAACAACGACTGTCCGGCCTTCTGACCGCTTGGATCCGTTACCTTCAACGCACTGTTCTTGCCTTTACGTTCAACGATCAGACCGTTGTTCAATACTATTTTTAAGTTTGGCGGGATGATGGATCCATCACGCGTTGCATCTGATGGTCTGAAATTTTCGCCACCCAATGCCCACGCAATGGAATCCAGCACCGACGTCTTACCCTGGTTGTTTCTGCCACCAATGACGGTCAGGCCGTTTGCCGTCGGTTCCAGTTTCACTGCTTTGATTCGCTTGACATTTTCAATTTCAAGCTTATTGATTTTCACTGACATCTTTCTTATCCTCCTTGTCTTTGTTAAAGTAATTCCAAACCGTCCCCGCACTGCAGCCCATTTCGTCTGCAATCTTTTCATAGGACCATCCTGCGTTTCGAAGCGCCGTCATCTTTCCAGTGTCCAGCTTCCTTTTCCTGCCCTGTCCAGCAGGGCTTTTCGGGGGGGCGTTGGTTTTACCTCTTCTTTCGTTTCCGGCTCTTTCTGTGGCTGTTTCATGACCGCAAACACAGCCCCGGCTTCTGCGGCCGCCCGCACATCCTGCATGGTCATACTGCTGATGGCAACCGGATGCATGACGTAGATATCATCATGCATGCCGTGCATTGTCAGATCCACGGCCTCCGTATATTCAACAATCTGCATCATTCTCACCCTTCTTTCAACGACCCTGAGCGGATCCACGCCGCAAACACCTCGTCCCGGCGCTCTTCTTCCCGCTCTTCCTGCTCCTCGCGGCACTCTTCGACGTAATCGCCGATCTTCTTTGCCACGAGCGCCAGAAGGAACATTCCAGCTCCCAGGGCGGCGCGTCCCCACAGGTCGGAATCCACGCCGCCGATGTAAATCCATGTACCAACCGCGCCGAGCGCCAGCGCTACTTTATCCGATGCTTTCATTTGCTGTTACTCCTTCCACGTTGATGCCCTCGATCTCCGAGAAACGTTTTGCGTTAATGAAATATACCCAGTGGTCCGATGTTTTGATTCCATAGCCCCATGGGAATACCCCCTGCTGGAGCCCTTTGCGCACGGTCTGATGATTAATTCCCATCATCCGCGCGGCATCCATGACACTCAGACGCGGGATAATGCAATCTTTCGCTTTCTGTGTCGAAAGCGCCGGCATTCGGTCATCCGCCTTGGAAAAGTAGTCCTCTTTCAATCCCAGTGCAACGGCGATATCACGCTGCTGCTCCTCAGGCGGAATCTGCTTTCCGGCAAGGTACTGGCTGATTGATGCTTTGCTTTTTCCGGTCATTCCTGCCATCTGCACCTGCGTAAGATTCAATTCTTTTGCAGCTTTTTTCAATTTTTCTGAAAAATTCATTGCCTTATTACTCACTTTCTGCTACGATGTAGCTGGTTTGTTTGTGTGTCCCATGGGAACTGGTCCTTCCTGTGGGACTTTTTCTTTTTATACCGCTTCTTCTTTTTTAAGGTACTTATTCAGAAAATACTGCTGGCCTTTCCCAGTTACCTTTGTAGTTTTGGTCATCCGCACGCTGCCGTCCGGATTGGAAATCACGGTTTCTTTGATCTGAAATAGACCGTCCGCTACATATCGCTGCGTCGGCATGTTCCGACTGGATCCAGTCTTCATGAGGTACCCTTCGTTGCGGAGCTGTTCGAACAATCTTTTCTGTCCGGTATCTACGCCATTCTGACGCAGGAGCTTCGCGAGGTCGCCGATCAGGATGGAGCTGGTGCTTGCGCTCACCGCGTCCGCAAAGATTTCCTTCGGCTTCATACGCTCGACATCTTCCAGCAGACCGGCGTTGCTCTCTTTCAGCTTCTCGATCTTCTGATCTGCCATTTTCAAGGCACGGGCGAAAATCTGCTCCGGGGTGTTCCAAGCTTTCTCTAAATCAATGAAATACTGACGGTACTGCTTGCCTTTCTCAGACCGCTGGATCATGCAGATCTGTTTTGCCATGTCCACGGAAATCTGATAGTCAATAGCTGGCCTGCCACCTGTTTCCGAGGTTTTACTCATTTTTGAGTAAAAGTCTTTTCCACTTTCGAAACCATATTCTGTCATCCGAGAAAACCAATCATTAAATCTTGTATTGATTTCTAATCCGTTATGCAGATCTCTTGCCGACACGGTCGGTTGCTCCGTGTCGTAATTAATAGGAATCAACATTTTCTCCATGTAATTTACCTTCCTTCTTTATTATTGTGTTGAGTTTTTCTCAACTTTGTGAGTAAAAAAATAAGCATGAATATCCGATTCTGGAATGTCGAGCACAGAAATCGCATGTTCCATTTCTTCCTGTCCCCAGTCAACCACATTGTTGAGCTTATTGCTCACAGACACTTCAGAAATTCCCAATCGTTTTGAAAATTCTGCTTGAGTGCCAAATTTTTCCTTTATCCTTCCTCTTAATTTTCTGTAATCATAAGAGTGTGGCATTCGCTTTCCTCCTTTCTGGTTGAGTTTTTCTCAACTGTATTTAGGATAGCACCGCGGAGATCGTGTGTCAATATGTTTTTTAAGTTTTTCTCAATTTTTATAAAAATATATTGATATTTTCTCAACCTTGCTTTATAATTCGTTTTAAAGAACTCTTTAAGAAACGGAGGGATACATTTTGAAAAAAGCAGAAATAAAAGAGCGTATTAAGCTTGCTCTTGAACTACGCGAATTGACGCAATCAGAATTGGCTGAAAAGGCACATATCGATAAAGGGCAACTCAGTTCCTATTTATCTGGAAAGTACAAACCGCGTCAAAACAATATTGACGCTCTTTCTATCGCCCTTGATGTAAACGAAGCTTGGCTGATGGGTTTTGATGTTCCAATGGAGCGGCAAAGTTCCGTTATTTCTTCCAATAAGCTCTACTGCAACACCGAAAAAGAGAAATCTTTGCTCCAGTCATACCGGAAACTGAATCCGTCGAATCAGGATAAAGGACTTTCCTATATAGAAAATCTTTTAACTACACAACGCATGGAAGATGAAGTATTTCTGAATGCAGCCCATGACTTTGGTGCCACCCCAGAGCAAAAGAAACATGCTGATGATATTATGCAAGATGATAGTGAATGGGAGTGATTTTGTGACTTATGAAGAACTCTTGATCCTATCAGAATCTGAAAATCTGATAGTAAAAGAAAAAAATATACCTGGCTATGGCGGCAGAGTTTATAAAAACAGGATCGCAATCAACCGTTCCTTACGTACACAGGCAGAAAAGTCCTGCGTCCTCGCCGAAGAACTGGGACATCATTACACAAACTACGGTGATATTATGGATCAGGATATTGTTCAGAACAGAAAACAGGAACTCCGTGCCCGTCTCCGCGGCTATGACATGCAGATCGGTCTGATCGGCATCGTTGAATGCTATAAGCATCACTGCCGCTCTGTCTATGAGATGGCAGAATATCTGCAGGTGACCGAAGAATACTTAAAAGAAGCTCTGGAATGCTACAACAGAAAATACGGGGAAAACCTTGTTACAATAGATAACTATGCAATCCGGTTCGTTCCATCTTTACAAGTAATGGAATTTTGGAAATAGATTTTTAAGTGTAATTTTTCGATATTTTATACGTATATAATTGGGATATTATATCCTAAAAATATATTCTACAAAAGAAAAAGGAGGAATCATCATGGCATTAATCAAATGTCCTGAATGCGGCAAAGAATTTTCTGATACAGCTACCACTTGTCCGCATTGTGGCTATTCGCCAAAAACAATTGAATATGGAACGGAACTTGGAAAAGGTATTAAAGAAGGGCTGAAGGGTTTAAATACTGTAGCAAGTCCAAAAAAGAAATCAACTTGTATCAAACTTACCCTCATTCCGTTCGTTGCAATGATCGTAATGATTATTGGCGGTGAATCGAATATTGATTTTCTTATCGGGCTTGGCGGATTTTTTGCTTTATTATCCGGTGCATGTAATTTTTATGTTGGAAAATTTAAAAAGGGACTTTTGTTCTCAATTACTTGTGGTGGATTTTTGATTGGTGCTATTTTAGATCTTTTCAGATTGCTTGTTACCAATAATTTCAAAGATTCAAACAATTTCCCAGTAATTTATTAAAAAGAAAAACCGCCCCGGTGCGCCAACACCAGGACGGCAGTTGAAATTGATCATCCAGAAAATGGACAATCACCCGGATATATAATACCATTTTCTGGACACCAGAACAACCAAAAAGTTTGTTCGGTGTTATTTTTGTACCCTTTTTTGCCTATTTTCAGGCGTAAACTATCAAAAATACAAAGGAGGATGGCTATTATGGCTGAGGGAGTTAGAAAACGAGGAAAAACATGGTCTTACTATTTTGACACTGCAAAGATAAACGGTGAGAGAAAGAAAATTGAGAAAGGCGGTTTTCGGACGCAAAAGGAGGCTTTAGATGCCCGCGCGGCCGCAATTGCGCAGTATAATAATGTCGGTCGAACATTTTCTCCAAAAGAAATCAGCGTTTCCGATTATCTTGACTATTGGTTAGAGACTGCAATCAAAAAGAATATTGATCACGGATACAGCTATAATACATACCGCGACTACGAATCCAAAATACGTTTACATTTAAAGCCAGCGTTCGGCATGTACAAATTAAGCAGCTTTCAATATGCTCCGGACAAAGTTCAGGAATGGGTTGACAACATGAAATTAAAAGGATTGTCAAAGCGTATGATTCAAAATACTTTGACCTGCCTGCAGGGTGCACTGAACTATGCGATTATACCGCTGAAATACATCCAGGCAAATCCATGCATTCCTGTTAGGGTAGGCAAAATGCCAATAGATCCGGATGCCAAAGCTCACGCAGAATATGTATGCCCTGTTGAAGAATTCGAACGAATCCTGCAGCGTTTTCCACCCGAAAACTATTTTCATCTTTCCCTGGTAGTTCCATACAACTGCGGAACCCGAATAAGCGAAACATTTGCAATTGACCTAAACGAAGACGTAGATTTCCAGAAACATGAACTGCATATCAGAGGACAGTGGCAAAAAAGGAATAAGACCTGGTACATAAAGCCACCAAAATATGACTCCTATCGTACAATCAAAATGGGAGAAACTCTGGAGCAGGCATTGAAGTACGGCATACATCAAAGAAAATTAAACAAATTGAAATATGGCGGCGCGTATTTGAACACTTATGTCATGCCGGATAATTCCATAACTCAAATCAGGGCAGATATCCAGGTTGCTTATAAGGAAATCACCCCTCTGTGTGTCAAGGATACTGGCGAACTACTTACGCCGGACTCTTTCAAGTATTGTGCCCGGGTTGTTCATTACGAGCTTGGCAATGTATTGTTTCACTCGCACTGTCTGCGGCATACGCATGGCACTATTCTGGCCGAGGCCGGTGTGAACCCCAAAACAGTTATGGAACGGCTGGGACATAAAGATATCACAACGACATTGCAGACATACACATTCAACACAGAGCTGATGCAGCAAACGGCAGTTGATGTATTCGAGAATGCGATTCACAAAAAAGCATAGTAAAAAAGCGGTTGAACATCTCATTTTAGTTCAGAGTGTTCAGCCGCTTTTCTTGAAAATCGGTCTATTTTATTTTTGCGGGTGGCAAATGGGTGGCAAATCGACTGAACTTCCGCATTTCAAGTCAGCAAACCAGCTTATTTCCTAGAAAGTAGACACACAGTTTCAACGTGCACCGTCATCGGGAATTGGTCAACCCCTCGGACTTTCTTTACTTCATACCCCAGCTCCCCAAGCACCTTCACATCTCGTGCCAGCGTTGCGGAATCGCAGGATACATACACGATGCGGTCCGGCTGCATGCTGGGCATGGTGTGGAGGAGGTTTTCTTCGCAGCCTTTTCTCGGCGGATCGACGACGATGACGTCCGCGTGGGCGTGTTCGCCCGGATGGTCTTTGGCGTACTGTTCGTAGTAGGCCGGAAGAATCTCTTCCGATTTTCCAACGAAAAATTCAGCGTTTTCGATCTCGTTGATTTTCGCATTGTTCTTCGCATCCGCAATTGCCTCCGGGACGATTTCGACGCCGTAGACTTTTTTGGCTTTCTGCGCGAGGAACAGGGAAATCGTTCCGATGCCGCAGTAGAGATCCCAGACCGTCTCATTTCCGGTGAGACCTGCATATTCCAGGGCAAGACCGTACAGCTTTTCCGTCTGCGCCGGGTTGACCTGGTAGAAGGACAGCGGGGAGATCCGATATTTTACGGTTCCAATATAGTCTGTGATATACCCCTGTCCCCACAGGCAGCGGATTTCTTTTCCCATGATCACATTGGTCCGCTCACGGTTTACGCTTAGGGTAATGCTTGTCATGCCTTCGAATTCTGTCAGCGATTTGATGAGTTTCTCCTCGGCCGGCAGTTTCTTTCCGTTCACAACGAGACAGACCATAATCTCTTTCGTCATAAATCCAAACCGGATCAGCACATGGCGCACCAGGCCTTTGCCGGTCTCCTCGTTGTATGCCGGAACGCCGTTCTCCTCCATCCAGGCAAGAATGCGGTTCAGAATCTCCTCGTTCTGCTCCACGCCGAGATAACAGTTCCGGTTTTCCATGATCTGATGCGTTCTTCCCGCATAAAATCCCGTAATCAGCTTTCCATTTCTATCCTGCCCGATCGGAAACTGGGCTTTGTTTCGATAGCGGAACGGATTTTCCATCCCCACGATCGGCTCCATCGGGATCTCCGTCATGCCGCCGATGCGCTGGAGATTTCCGGCGATTTTCTTCTCCTTAAAGCGAAGCTGCTCCGCATAGTCGAGCATCTGCAACTGGCATCCGCCGCACGGACGTGCAACCGGGCAGACCGGCTCGACGCGGTGTACGGACGGCTCGATCAGGCGCATCAGACGCGCGTAGCCGTAATTTTTCTTTGCTTTGATCACTTTTACCTCGGCGAGATCGCCGATGACGGTGTCCTTGACAAAGAGGGTATAGCCCTCGCATTTGCCTATACCCTCTCCGTCGTGTCCCATATCTTCAATTTTCACCGTCAGTACATCATTTTTCTGATAGCTCATGAAAAGTCTCCTGTTCTGCGGATGTTGGACTCAAAGAACCGGTTGTAGCCAAGCCACTCATTGCCGGCCGGCGCTGCGTCAAACAGCTCGGTCAGGGTTTCCATTTTGGCATCGGCATTGTCCGCCAGGTTCAGCGCTACCGCCTCTACCATTGCCGGTTTTTTCGGGGAACCGTATTCCAGCTCGCCGTGGTGCGCCAGAATGCAGTGCTTTAACTGATTCTCGAGTTCCTGTGGGAAACCGTCGATCTTCTGCGCCGCATCGTGTACCATCTCCGCACCGATCATGATGTGGCCGAGCAGCTGTCCGTCATTGGTGTAATCGTTCTGCGGGAATAAGGAGAGTTCTTTCGTCTTTCCGATATCGTGCAGAATCGCTGCCGTAATCAGCAGATCGCGGTTCAGAATCGGATACGATTTTACCATAAAATCGCAGAAACGGGTGACACTTAACGTATGCTCTAAAAGGCCGCCAACGAATCCGTGATGCACGCTTTTTGCTGCAGAGCTCATGCGGAACCGTTTTGCGGTCTCCTGATCCTGGATAAAATAATACGTCAGCAGTCCGGAGAGATACTGATTTTTCACCGTTCCGATCCAGGAGAGCAGCTCCTGATACATCGTATTGATGTCGTAACGGCTCGTCGGCAGATAGTCCGCCGGATTATATTCGCCCTCTTCCGCTTTTCTTGCATTTTTAATGGAAACCTGAAGTGCTCCATTAAAACTGGAAACATCTCCCATAATATCTACATAATCCAGTGCTTCAAATTCACGGATTCCCATAGAATTCGGATCCCAGATTTTCGCATCGATCGTACCGGTTTTATCCTGTAAGATCACGTTTTCGTACTGTTTTCCGTTTTTGGTAACAGCCGACTGTTTATGTTTGCAGAGATAAATTCCGGAAATGCGGTTTCCTTCCCGGAGTTCGTTGATATACTTCATAAAAATAAATCCTCTTTTTCTAAAATAAATGCGGACACAGTGTTCCGTTTTTGTTTCTATGATGCCGTTTTTATGATGCAAAGCCTGTGCTCCTGCATGCCTTACCAATTCTACCAGATTTTCCTGCAGAATGCACGTATTTTTTCATCCGCCAGTGGAAAACCATTCGAAAAGAAAAGCTTCCGGAAGCCCCACCGGCTAAAACCGGCTTTTTCTGCTCCCGAAAGCCTCTGTTTTTTATACTTCCCCCATCGTCACATCAAACGTCATCTCCGCATACCCTTCGGCGCCTTTCCGCATCGCCGTCACGGTAACCACGTCTCCTGTGCTGTATTTGCCAAGCTGTTCATGGTACTGTTTGATCGTCTCAACCTTGTGCTCCCCGAGCTTTACAATCACATCGTACTCTTTCATGCCCGCCATCATCGCCGGAGAATCGTCTGCGACGCGGCTGATGAGAACGCCTTTTGGAATGCCGGTTTTATCGGAAAGTTCTTCTGTGACATCCTGTCCGCGGATGCCGATATACGCGCGGCTCACGTTGTTGGAAAGATTTTCGATCAGCTTTTTGATCTGGGAAATCGCAATGCCCGTCACCACGTTGTTTCCTTTGGCGCTGTAACTCTGCGCAATAATGCCGACGATTTCGCCGTCAAGATTTACCAGAATGCCGCTGCCGTCCGTGCTGCCGAGGATGTCGGTGGTCAGCAGATTGTACTCATTGTCCAGCGCGGAAATCTTGTTCGTAACCGAAGTCACCACACCGTACGCAATCGAATTGCTGTAGCCGACCGGGCTTCCGACAGCCACGACCGGGTCACCCTGGCTGACGAGATACGAACTGCCGAGCGGCGCAACCGCAAGACCGTCCCGTGTTTCCTCATCCAGCTTCGATTCATCCACCTTCACAATCGTAAGGCCGGTGCTCGGATCGTGGCGCTGGTATGTGGCATCCACCATCGTCTCGTCCCAGAAGGTGACCTGAATCCGCTCCACATTTTCCACGATGCGGTATTCCGTCAGAATAAAGAGATCCTGCCCATTGTCCGCAACAATCAGACCGGAAATCTGCTGCTGGTTTTCATAGTTCTGGTTAAAATAGTCCATCTGATTGGTAATGCCGATGACGGTAACCAGCGCTCGTTTTGGTTTTTCCGTTACTTCCAGCATATCCTGGTAGAGCGCTTCATAATTTTTCAGGCTGCTGTCCTTTTCCTCCGCATCCGTTTCCCCATCGACACTGGAAACCTCGCTGCCCTCCTCCGGCTCTTCGGAAGTGCTGCTTTCCGTCCCCCCTGCCGCTCCGTTCTCCTCTGTGCTTTCGGAAACCGTACTTTCGGATACACTGCTTTCTGAAGTACTGCTATCCACTGTAGAACTGCTGATTTCCGAACCGGAGCCGCTGCTGTCTACCGACGCACTCGCCGAAGATGCGGTAATTGTCTCATCCGGCTCCTGTCCGCTGTTTGGATCCTCATCTCCCGGGATATCCACTTTCGCCGGCGGCTCTTCCCTGGTAACTGCTTCTGCAATCTTTGGCTCTGTCACCGCAAATACCGCGGCCGCAACCAGACCGCCAAGCGCCGCAAGTGCCAGCCATCCGGCAATCAGAAGAACAATCTTTTTCCAGTCGGGCGGCTGCTTTTTGATGCTCTCTTTCATGAATTTGTAAGGTTTTGGGTCATTTTCCATACATTTCTTTCTCCATACATCTGTATTCCATACCGAACTGCTCTGCGCATATGCGCTTCCGCAATCTTCACATATACAAAAAACTTTACCAGATAGATATGAACATTTTATGAAGACTGTTACATTTTTTTCTCATTTGCGCAACATCCTGCATTTTCTCGTTCTTGGGGTTTCTTTCTTTTCTTTTTTAAGGTATAATTGGGGGAGTGGAAAAACCTGTGACCCACATTCCACTTCCGGTCTGTACTTCCCGTGCAGATATATGATCAGATCGCTACTGTTCACTCAGCAGTGAAACACTTGCTGTTTCGCTGCGTAAGAAAGTGATTCAGGTGTGA